AGATTAGCTGTTTGATGAGACTTAAATACGTCTAAATCTACATCTCTAAATATACGATTTTCAGCGTGTTCAATAAAATCATTAGTTCTAACCGCTGTTAAAACATCTGTACTTACTTCTGTGTAATCAAGTATCTGCGTTGTTAATTCTGCGTATGTAACGGCCATTATGATGTACTCACTGTTACTATTCCAATAGCTGATGTTACTAATGGTTTTTTATTATTATCTGCTGGTTGCATGGAATCATTATTATCAAAAAATCCCGAACCACCAACAAATACTGTTAAAGGTTCCGCGCGCGCGACGCGTGCGTCTTTTAAACTTTGTGCATCTGCTTTGTGTCTTTGTCTCTCTAATTGCGGATGTTTAGCTTCAAACTCTGATTTATGTACTAAAGAACCATTCCATTCTTTTATCATTTGAGTAAAAGGAAACTCCATCCCACTGCGATCAGATATTGCTCTTGCATATTTACCTGTTGCGTGTGCCATTACATATATCCTATATCTGGTGTAGCAAAGAAACTGGAACGTGGTCTATCTTCTTCCGAAGCACGCTGCCATTCTTCTTCGTACAATTGTTTTAACATTGGAGTCCTATCTGGTGCTTTTTTTACAGACATATAATAAGCAAGGCCAGAAGATAAACAAGGTATAAACCTTGTAGGCACTTCTATCTCATCATCATAGTCACCTGCATCTTGGATCTTTGTTAATCCCCAATATTTAAAAGTATGAGCATTGTCCGGTGTTGGATATAAAAATAAAGTTGGAGTAGAAGCTCCTCTTTGTAAAAAATATTGTACAGGAGTACCTTCAGTTGCTTTACTAGATATATTTAAATACTCAGCACGACTAATACGATTAACTTCTATATCAGTTGTTGCATCACTAGATGTAAAAATAACTGCTTCTAAAATATCAACAAGATCAGAATCTAAGGCATAACTAGTTGTACTTGCAGTTAATGTTTTAGTTCTAAGTTCAACAGTCCACAAATTAATACCTCTGTTAGCCCATTCAGCCAACATAATATTAAGTGAACGTCTTGCACTTTTTAAATCATAACCAGAACGTGAATGTAATCCACAGCGCTCAAAAGCTTCCTGTATAATTTCATCTACATCTAAATCGAAAGTATTAGTTCCGGACGTAGCCATTACTTACCAACTTTTTTCATAGCTTTTTTATGTGCTTGATTAAAAGTTTTGCCTTTTTTCATAGTCTTCTTCATAGAAGACATATGTTTTTTTGTATGGTGTTTAGAATGTTTTTTTAAAGTTTTCTTTCCACCTTTTGATATTTGTTGTGGCATTGAAGATCTCCTAATCATTACTAAATTGTTTTAATGAACTCTGCTATTACAGTGTACATATTACCAGCATCTGCTGCTGCGGCAACAACAAAATTAATATCGCCATTAGTATTGGCATCTGTACTTGGTGGTAATCCACCAAACTCTCTAAAATCCCAATATGCTGCGCCAGTTAAACCTAATAAAGGTCTGTCACCGTCTGAATCTTCAAAATCTAAACGCGCAAATGAATCAAAACCATTACCCGGAGAACATGAAAACCATATTCTTTGTAGGGCACCTTTGGTAGCTGCTCCATTTACTGTTCTTGCTGATGAATCAAAAAATACTGTTGTGCTTCCATTACCGTCTGATTCAACAACTATTTTTAATGTTACTCTTTTATCGTTTTCTTGTAGAACCTCTGGTCCTGTTACTGTATCTGCCATGTTCCCTCCTTAATTAAGAACTGTGGGGCCGTAGCCCCACTTATTTATTTATTTAATTTTCAAATACGTTTCTGCTGCAACAAACATAATGTACGTTTACTGCTTCCGCAGCCGCCGCACCAGCTTCAATTCCAACATATGGAATTAAATCTACATCATTAGTTAATGCACCACTTTTAGTAGTACCTGTTGTTACTGCTGTACCACCAGTTGAACCAGAAGTACTTGTAACATTATACTGAATACCATTTACAAAAATAGAAGCTTTTCTGTCACTATCTATTTCAAATCTTAAATGATAAGGCGTATTTGTTTCTACAGTAACTGGTATTTGACTAATAAAGTCAGTTCCACCAATACTATGAACAAAGTGCCATTTAGCAAAATCAGTAAATGCTTCTGAGTTAGTAGCATCAGTTTGATATTTAAAGTATGCTTGGTCATCATCAGTTGCAACTAATTGGTCATTAGTTAATTTTAATCCTGCCCAAACTTTTTGGTTATCGAGTGCAGGTAACATAATTGATGTTTCAAAATGCACTTCGTTTTCTGTTCCCCATTTAGTTCCTGCCCACGCTGTTGCCGCAGTATCTAAGTGAGGTGTTAAGATTGCTTGGTCTGCGTCAGCACCTGCTGTTGTTGCTAAAATTCCTGCTGAAGTTGCAGCGAATGTAGCTAATGCAGTAGTCATGTTAGTTCCAAGTGCTTCCCAGTTTCTATTTAAAGCTCTTTGAACTTCAACTGTTGATACTTGGTCAATGTTTGCATTGATACCCGGTCTTTGTAAAAACCATTCGTCTAAGTAATATCGTCTAGCATCTTTAGCTGTTGTACCTAAAGTTCTATCGCTATCTACTCCTGTAGATGCAGTCTCAGTAAATAATTTAAAATTATTTTTAGATCTTACCGGACCACTAAAGCTTGTATTAGCCATAATTTTTCTCCTTGGTTGTATAAACCATTTGTTATGCTGTCTTTATACCGTCTGCCTAGCCAGTCTGCATAACTATTTTATACTAGGGTGTTAAATATGGGGGCGCATGGCCCCCACAAAGAAAATTGTCTTATGCTCCCGGAGAACCGAAAATACCTCTCCAGTCAGAGAATCCAAAAGAATATCTCTCTCTAGCTTTGTATTTAACGTTTCCAGTTTCAAAGTCGCCTTCCATTTTAGTGGAAATTGCAGATCTTTGGAAATGTTTTAGTCCGTTAGGTGCATCAGTTTTAATGAAGAATGCATCAGTATCAGTTAAATAGTTATTAACTACATAACCTTGTGGGATCATACCCATGCTACCTAAAGCATTAATATCATTATCACCAGTTCCAACTCTTTGACCAGATTTCATCAATCTTTCAGCAGTAAATTGAAGATTAACTGGAATAATCATTTTAACACCATTAAGAGCAACTTTAAGTCCTCTATCATCAGTGATTCCAGCAATATCAATTAGAGCTTGCTCTAAAGATGTTTCATTAAGGTCGGCAGCAGTTGTTAGTTCGTTTTTAATGTTTCCGCCAGTAGATGGGTGAGCAGTAGAAAATAATTCTACGCCGTCTCCACCAGTAAAGTCACTATTAAAACCGTTATTTAAAACGTTAGCAGCTTTTACTTGTTTAGCGTTACTCATTGAACGAGCTAGTGCTTTAGTATATCTAGAACTGATTTTGTCGTAAAGGTTATCCTCTACAGCTTCCTCAGTAATAGCAAAAGCAAGTGCTACAGTTTCGTGAGTATAGCGAGCAGTGAAAGACTCAGTCGCGTCATCAAAATTAACTGATCCGCCTTCTGGTTTTACTTGCGCTGTACCGAAACCGGATAGCATTACTTCTTCTTCAAATGCTCGATCAGAATTTTCTGTATCGAAGATTTGAGTGTGTTGGTTTTCGTATCGGTCATACTCTAACCCGAACAAAGCATTAAGGCCCGGTTCAAGTTCTTTGACCAGTTGTGATCTAGAAATCGCCATATAAGTCTCCTATGCTATATTGCAGTGGTTAGTAAATGAGTATGCTCACCAGTATTCGGAACAACATAAGCATTTGCGTTAGCGGTGCTTGTATCACTGTTATTCGGATCTTTTGAGATACCAATTTGTTTAAATTGCCCAGCAGTTGTGCTTGTAGAAGTGTCTAATTCAGAAGAAGATCTTCCGCTTAAAGTACTTCCGCTAACTCCAACTAAATCAAAACCACTAAAATTCATAGCAGCGGTTCCGGTTCCGTCATGTTGAGCTTCAAAGACGATTCTTGGATCGTCGTAAACAAAAGCAACAATATCATCTGCAGCAGTACTTGCTGGATAATGGTTGCTAAATGTTGGTTTGCTAGTAGTAGGATCCGTAAAAAAACATCCTGCAAAAACACCCAATACTACGTTACCCGCTGCACAAGATTCAATTCCACCGGCTGCGACAGCCAGTACAGGTGAACCTTGGAAGATTGATGTTCCGTAGTTATTGGCAATTTTGTATTCGTTTGTACGAAGTTCTCCACCACTAAGATGTCTTACGGGTCTGAACCCGAAAGCTGCGTCTTGGTTTGCCATTTATATTTCCTTTTTAAAGGGTTAAATTTATTATTCGATGGAGAAAAAACTAAAAATTAATTCTTTCGGTTACCACCGAAGGTTACACGAGATTGCCTATCTGCTTTAGAGATCGGCATACTGGGGTGTTCTTCCTTTAATAAATCGTTTGCGATCGCTTCTTCTTTGTCTCGCGTTTGTTGCGCGAAATAAGCCATACGTTCTTCAACGATTTCTTCTGGAATTTTAGCCAGTAGTAAACCACCAACTCCTATTACACCTTGGTATTTTCCGTCCTGTATTGTTGGATATTGATCGCCGGAATCTGCTCTTACGAGTTCGAAACCTTCTCTTAGTCTAGCATTCAAATTTTTAGTGTCTGATTGACCTAGAGTTTCAGCGCGTATCCACCTATATTTGTACCCATCGGGTGCAGGAGGTGCGTCAAGGGATGACGGGGGTGCCCATGGTTTCCTACGAGTCGTTTTCTCGCGGGATAGAGCAGCGCGTGGAGTCTTATTTTCATCAATTTTATTCATATGCATTACTCCTTCACGTATTTCGCATATTCTTCTAGTGGCACACCTAATTTTTTAGCTATTGCTACTTGAGATGGCGTGAGTCTCACTGTTTTGCGTCCAGATCTTGTGGTCCTTTGTGCGGATGCAACAGTTTGAACGGGTCTGTTACCTCCTTGGACTTGTCCCCCTTCAGCGAACTTATGGGGAAATTCATTCCGAAGTCTTTTGTCAATTTCTTCGTAGTATTCAGTGGTAGAAGGATTGTACCCTTCTTCCTCCACAAGTTTCTTGTGAATACCAAACGAAGCATATGTCATAACTTCATCTTTACCGAACCACTCATTTTTTTCAGCCCATGCTTCCGCTTTTGGGTCCGGTGGCGCCGGTTGTTGTTGTTGTACATTACTTTGTACAGGTTGTTGTACTACCTGTCCAGCGTTTTGTTGAGAATTTTCATATAATTTTCTTTGCTGCTCCGTAGCATTTATACGTTCTTGCTCAATAGCTAGTCTAGCTAGTGCTTGATTTGCATTAACTTGTGCATCGACATCACCTGCTGAAACCGCTAACTTTAAAGCTGATTTAGCTGTTTCTAGCTCTGATTTAACACGACCCGCAAACTCGTTAACATAACCATCATCTAATGTATTAAATTTAGTTTGTAACTGATCTCGTTCACTTTTAACTTGCTCTGCAAAGCTAAGGGCTTCTTTTTCTCTGCGTTCTGATTCACGAATTTTATAAGTTAATCTATCAATACGTTTTTTGACACCTTCACTATACTCCTCGCGTTCATCTTTTTCATCTTTAACTTCTTTAACTTCTACAATAGGTTGTTCTTTTGTTTCAACTTCTTTTGTATTAGCTTTAGAATCATCTAATTCAATATCAACAGAGTTTCCTGTTGTATCTATATCAACCATTGGTGTGGTTGCTTCTATTAATGTTTCTTGTACTTCCGGCATGATTTCCTTTTCATGTTAATGTGTTACTGGCGACAAGATACTTTCGGGATCATCAATGACACCTAGAATTTCATCATCATTTAGTAAGCGTAGTTCTCCACCTTCTATATTAAGGCGTGAACCGGCGTATCGGGCAAATATTACCCAATCTTTTTCCTTGCACCATGAACCATTTGGAAAACGATCTTTATCGTTATACGCATCTGGGCCAACTCTGAGCACAAGACCACCATTGGTTGCAATTTGAGATTCTTCAACAGTTTTATCAGAAAGTATTACACCGCCTTTTGTTTTACCTTTGCCTCTATGTGGCAAAACTAAAATACGCCAACCTGTTGGCTCTGGTAGTTTTCCTTTTTCTGGAATTGTGTTGTCTCTTTTTTCTTTTTTCTTTTGTACCGCACGAGCTTTAGCTACATGCGTTGGTAATATTAAATCAGTCATTTTGCTCCTGTTTCTTTAGCAGGTCCGAGAGTTCCTGTTCTATGTAATTTAATGTATCAAGTTGACCTAAATGATTTTGATAATCGTTCCAATCTTTTACTTGATTGCTTACTATTATCTCAGTTAGTTGAGTTTGTCTAGTCCTAATTATACGAAATATTTTTTCCGCTAATACTATTGAATCCATAAGTTATTTCTTCTTAAATAAACCTACAGCTCCTTTCGCGCCCTTAATGCCGAAGCTCGCTGAGCAGGCTATATATAAGAGGTGTTTATAATAATCCGGAAGTGATTGCAAGGCAATAAAGCCTTTGTGAATATGTTCCGTCATTCCGGGGAAAAAAACTAATGTTGCGGGCGCCAGTAGGCAAATTAAAATTGCTTCGTCTTTCCACGACCCTTTCATTTGGTCTACGGCTGATGCTTCCCATGCTACTTTACCAGCGATCTGATCTTCTTTTAATTTAGTTGCTGCTTTAACTTCTGTAAGTTTTAATTCTGCTTTTGCTTTTTTTGTATTAATAAAACCCTTGACGCCGTCTGCAACGACGCCAAGAAGAGGTTTAGCTAATAATTGCCAAACCATAAATTAGATTGCTCCAATTATTATGATTACGACCACTGCGACAATAGCCGCCTTGATCCAGTCTTTCATTTTCCAGTCACTCCATTCTTTTAGGTGTGCCCATAGATCTTTTACTAAATTCATTTTTCCTCCTAGTGTTGAGACAAGTCAAAATCTGCTTCGAACTTAACGCCTTTTGTCAATTTTAAAACTTCATCCAACTTATTCAATGCTTCTATTATATTATGTTCACAGTTTAAGCAACCACAATGACATTTACCATCATTATTATGGTGGCATTCATGCCCACAATGCCTACAAAGTGCCATTAATGTAAGGTTACTTTTTGATATTGGTGGTTTTCTAAACCTTCTGCAAAAGCATAAATCATATCTTGTGTCTGTTCTGGACCCAACATATTTAAATAAATTGTCTTTGCTACAACCATTAATGATGCACTTAGTGCCATTGGATCTTGCGGATGTTGGT